TAAATCGGTTTTTAGACTATTTGCTACTTTTAGATGAATCTATTAGCAGTTCTATGTAATGTTTTGCCTTTTCAAGATCAGCAATACCACCTTTATCCTTAAACCTTAAAATATACTTTATGACATTTCCTTCTACAAATCCAATATTATTTTTAATGATAAACTCTACTGGTTGAATCTTGTATTTTTTGTAGTGGTTTCCACCAACTTGTTTTTTATAAGACTTCATAGACTGTTCTATTATTTGCTTTGTATGCTCTTAAATACATTTTACGATTGTTACCTTTGTTGTAAGAAATATGAACCCAACCTGAGTTAGCTTCTTCTGGTTTCCAAAATTCTAAAATTACTTGGTCAAATTCTAAATGATTAACAACCCAATCAGCAAGTTCTTTATTAGGAACTCCTAAAACTTCGCAATCAACTGCCATACCAAATGCGTGTTGAGATGTTGGAGAACTTCCTATGGCTTTGCATAATTCAGGAGAACGATAACCAGATGTTATTTTGATGTCGCCAAATTCATTTATAATTGGAGTTATAACTTCGTAAATTAATGTCTGTAAATTAATTAGGATTTGATCTGTTGGAGTATTATCTATTCCAAGTCTTGTAGCTGTTTCTGAAAACAGTAATTCTTTTAAACTAACTTGCCTATCCATTTGCCTTCTTTGTTAAGTACCATTGGCATTAGTCTTGGAGTGGAATCTACGATCATTCCACAACCCATTATAAATTTAGTTTTAAAGTTTTTAGAATATTGGAAAGCCATATTCGTTTGTTGGATTAAACAACCAACTTGCATAGCAAAGAATAATGCGTCAGGATTAGCCCAGTATTCTATTTTAAATTTAGAATGGAAGTGTCCTTGAACACAACTCATTCCATTGATCTGAGATACTTTAGTTACATCAGCAGATATTCCATGAGTAAAAAAACATCTTTGTTTATTAGGTAAGGTAAGAGTTAAATTATCTACCCAGTTCCATTTTTTAACATTTAAAAACTCGTTGTATTCTTTTAGATAACCTCTAGGGATTCCTGATTTAATTGCTCTACGATAAACTAAGCTAGAATGATTTGAGTCTAACAAAGTCATTTCAGGAAATATTGATTCTAATTCTTTTATAAAATCTTTTGCTCTTACAAGTTCATGTCCAGCAGAAGCAAGATCAGGGTTATGATCGTGGAATGATAATGCGTGGCAATCAATCTCATCACCTATGTTTACGATTGTATCTGGTTTGTATTCTTTTTTAATTTCTTTTAGGAACTCAAAGCTATCTTCTCTATGATATGGAATATGTAAATCTGATATGACTAAGATTCTTTTATTCATAACTAACTACTAGTTGTATTCGTTTTGATTGGCAATACTTACTTAGCAAGAAATATTGTGATTAATGCCAACGATAAAGCACCAAGTCCACAAAGTATAGACCAAAATAAAGATTCTACTTTTTTCTCAAGCTTATAAACTGAACAACCTAGTATTTTGATTTCTCTTTTAATTCCTGTGATATGCCCTTTAAATGTAAGAGATTGTAATTCGTCTGATTTTTTTGTCATTGTCTTTGTCGGTACATTTGCAAGACTTCAAAAGACAACAACCATTTGCTAGTTTGTAAATGCACATTAATTTTGTGCAATCTGTTTATCAAACAATTATGCTTAGATAAAGTTATTTTTTTGTGTAAAACTGTTCTATGTTCTTAGCATAGTCTTTCCAAAATGTTTTAGCATCTTCAAAAGCATCTGCGTAGAATTTAGACCAATAGTTCTTAAAGTCTGAATAGTTTAGCATTGTTATCTCCGTTTGTTATTGCCAACATATAATGTTGCAACACAGGAAGTTCAAGACTACTTGATGTTTAAATGTATCTTAATTGATTCTATGAAGTCGTTAATGGCTAGTTCGTATTTCCAACCTAAGTAAACCCCTATAATAATTCCAATTATTAAATATATCATGTAATTGTTATATTTTAGATTTGCAAAATCTGCAAGATGTGTTTTTCCTTCAAACAAATGGAAGTGGGGTTTTGAGCTTTGCAGGTGTCTCGGCGAGTGCTGGACAAGTTATTCAGGTTATTACCGCTACTGATTCAACAACAAGAAGTACAACATCAACTTCATTTGTAACAGCTTCAAATACATTATCAGTAACAATTACTCCTTCTTCTGCTTCTAATAAAATATTTGTAATAGTTAGTACTTCTATTTATTTTTATGAAGATGGTTACGTAACTATTTATAGAGGTTCAACTGATTTAGGTGCAACAAGTAGTAGGGGACTTATTTTTATTAATAGTAATCAAGGTGCAGGGTTTTCTAATCCTACTATGGGTCAAACAATGAGTATATTGGATTCACCAAGTACAACTTCAGCAACAACATATCAAGTTTATTTTAGAAGAAGTGGTTCTGCTGGTAATGGTGCTTTACAAGACGGTTCAAATAAAGGAACTATTACTTGTTTTGAAATTAAAGGTTAATTATGAAAATAAATATTATAAATACAATACTAGCAATAAATCCTAACGCAGAAGTAAGTGTGTCAGGTGATGACGTTAATCAAATTATTTGGGAAAATGGAACTACACCAATATCTAAAAATGTAATATTAACTAAACAATCTGAACTACAAGCATTAGAAGATGTTTATGAAAATAGACGTAAAGAATATGGAACTATTGTATCTCAATTAGATGAGATTTATCATACTGGTTTAGATGCGTGGAAAGATAGAATTTCTGCGATTAAAACTAAATATCCTAAAGAATAGACTTAACTTCTTCTTCAGTTAAACCAAGTGCTTTTAACTTAGCAATAGCTGATTCTTTTCTAGCTTTTTCTTGTTCAATCTTTTGTTCTCTAATAACTTTGTCTGCTTCTGCTTGAATAGCATCTTGTTCTCTTTGTGCTATATCTTCAGCAGTAAGTTCTATTTCAAATGTACCTTCTGGTGTTACTATTAATTTTTTCATTTATTTAATTCCATATATTTTAAATGTTCCACCATTTAATGTTCCACTTCCTGCAAGGAAAGTAACACCTGATAAAGCAGATGTTGAATCTTTAAGAATTATCCCCAATGTTGTAGTAACAGTATCTTGATTTGTATAAAAATAAGAAGAAGCAAATGCAAGAGCCATTTTATATGCAGATGTACTTAATGGATTATTTATTTCTACAAAACCAGATAAACTTCTATCAACAGAACTCCAATAACTTCCAAGACTACCACTACTTGTTGCATTAAAATTACCTATTGGATTTGTTGCTGTACCAGAACTAGAATCCATGTATGAATACGTACCAGAAAAATTATAATTAGCACTTGTTATAGCACTTCCACTTCTATTAAATCTTAAATTCAATGATGAAGCTGCGCTACCAAATACTCCATAAAATATAATTTTATAACTTGTGTATGTAGATGAAAAATATCCATCAATACTTACTGAACTTACATTTGAACTAATTGTGCTTGTTGCAAGTAAAACATAATCGCTGGAAGGTGAATTGAACGACAAAACCCCACTTCCATTTGTTTGAAGCACTTGTCCTGAAGTTCCGTCTGCACTTGGTAGAGTTAAAGTTAGATCACTTGCTAAAGTAGTTGGTGCTTTTAATCCTACAAAGTTTGTTCCGTTAGCTGTTGCTTCTCTAAATCTTAAAGCTTTTTCATTATCTAAAATTACATTCACAGAAGCAACATTCTGAGTATCAGACAAAGTAAGTACAGTTCCAGTTGCTGTTGATGTTGCACCAGTCAATCCAGCAGTAGCAAAACTTAAATTACCAGAACCATCAGTCTTTAAGAATTGACCAGAAGTTCCATCAGTAGAAGGTAAAGTAAAAGTTAAATCAGCAGATAAAGAAGCAGGTGCTTTTAATCCAATATAGTTAGAACCATTTGCAGTTAGTTCATTAAATCTTAATGCAGTATTGTTTCCTAATATCATGTTCACAGTTGTTGTGTGAGCAGAATCAGTTAAAGTCATAACTGTTCCAGTTGCAGTAGTGGTTAGTCCAGTTACCGAAACATTAGAGTCTAACCAATTTACAGTATTAGCAGTATAGTCAATAGTTGCAAAAGAGATGTCATCAGCACCATCATAAAATTTTAAAGTAGGAGAAGTTGCTGATGTCGTATCAAGCCAAATTTGACCAGCTACTGCACCAGTTGGTCTAGATGTTCCTGAATTTGTTGTTTGAATTGCTGAAAGTGCGTTGTTTAAATCAGAACGAAAAGAACTGAATCCTTGATTTGCTATGTTATAATCGTGTTGACTCATAATCTATCTAATATCCTTTAGCTAAGTAATCAAAAGTTTTACTAACTCCTGAACCTGCACTATTTTTAAATGCTACATTGAAACCATTAACAGTTTTACTTGAAATTGTAAAGTAGTCTCCTGTGTTAAGCGATTGAGCAGTAATTCCAATAGCATAATTTGAACTATAAAAAGGATTTGTAAAAGTTACTGAATATGTTCCAGTACCAGAAGAAATATCATTACCACTTAAAATTCTATCTTCCATATCTAGTGTAACAGATAAAGCTGATACAACTGGAGTAGAAGCTAAATCAGATGAAGTCATCATAACTCTAAACTTATAATATCTAGCACTATAATCTCCAATTACAAAATTTCTATAAGTAGTATAAGTTATGTTGTCATTAGATAAAGCTATTTCTAAATGAGCATTACAATTAGCTGGTGCATCTCCGTCAAAGTTAGAAGCACCATCATCAAAGTTTCCAGTTCTTGAATCAAATAAGTCATCTATGTTATCAGCAGTTTGAGTAATGAAAGCAGTTACTCTAGTTGTGTAGATAGCACCAAGATCAATAGGATTAGCAAAATAATAATAACCTAATGGATATAAGTCAAAAGCAGTTAAACCAGAATCAAAGAATGTAGTTGGTGAATCAAAGTTTCCTATCGCACTATCAAATAATTCAGAAGAATCTAATCTAATTGTATTATCTAAAACAACTGTTCTGTAAGTTGTTCCAGCAAACGTAGGAGATTCTGTTTGTGTTGCAACAGCATTAAAGTTTCCAATCTCAGTTAAGTTAGTAGCTATGATTGCTTCATTAGAAGAATAGTTACCATTTTTATCAATAGCTTTTATTAAATAACTTCCTGTTCTTGCTGGTACAGTAATTGATGTTGCTGGTCTTGCAACTTTTTCTACTAAAGAAACAGAATCATTCCAATCAGCACCAGTTGTTAATGGAGAATATCTAATTGTGTAATGTGCTAAATCTAAATCACCTATTTGTGTCCAAGCCAAATGTGCATCAGTTCCAATAATATTACATGAAAAATCTTGCACATCTTCTGGTGGTGCAGTTCCACCTATAATAGTTCTTGTTGCAGTAGTATATGTAGAACCCACTCCTAAAGTATTAAATGCTTTTACTCTTACGTTGTAAGTTGAACCATCTATTACGTTTAATATTCTTTGGTTTAATCCTTTTCCTTGTCCATGAATAAGATAGTCAGTAGCTGTACTTAGTTTATATTCAACTTGGTAGTAGTCCACAAAACTATCTGGCGAAGTACCTATTGTTACATCTAAAGCTGTAATAACAACTCCATCACTATAAAGAATTAATTGATCGCTTAATGTAACTGAAGCTGGTGCAGATACACTATTAGGATTTGGTAAAGTAGTATCAGCTATTGTTGGTGCTTGTGCTTTAGAACTCCAAGTATAGAAGTTATCTTGATGCTCTATAAGTTTTAATGAAACTGTTGAATCTGTATTTATACTTAAACCATAAATTCTAAATAACTTAGAACTGAATCCACCAGTAGAATAAGTTAAATCAACTAAATCTCCGATTGTTAAGTTAAGTGCTTCTGAGGTACAATTAACTTCTACAGCTAAAGCATTTCTTGATCTTCTTAATACAATCTCGCAAAGTTCTTCTGCTTGATATGGATTTGTAATTCCTTGAAAACTAAAATTACCTTCTAAATTTGTTCCATTATCTTCTGCTAATAAAGTTGCGTATCTATCTCCAACAGGTAAACCAGAATCATCAGCAGGTGGGAATGATACTGTATCTTCTTGCCACTCTTTATCAGGATTAACAAATGTACCTATAACTCGGTTATATTTAGTATTCTTTTTCTCACCAAATATTTTAATACCACCAATAATATTATCTGTTGTTAAACTTAATTGTGAAGTTCCAGTATTCTCAATGATTAAAAAGTATTTACCTTGTGTGTAGGTAAATATTGCTCTCATTGGATTTAATAATTCTCTTACATTGTCTATTAATTTTTGTTCAGTATCTAAAACTATATTAGTTTCAAATAGATTTATATTAGAACCACTTGTATAAGGTGTTACTTGAGTTTCGCATAATGTTGCAGAACTTTTAAATGAATCGTAATTAGTTTCAAATGCAGAATTAGGTAAACCTTTTCCATATCTACTATTTCTTAAATAATCTAATAAGCATAAAGCTGAATTGGGCGAATAAGTCCAAGTAGAAGCAGTATCTTCTCTATGAGAACCTGTTCCACCTTTAGTAGAATCTAATCTTGGGTCGTAAATCTTTTTACCTTTAAGAACTACCTTTACTTCAGGTAAAGAATTAAAAGCATCTTGATTCCAAGTAAATTTAAAAGCAAGATAAGCAACACCAGATAATTTATGATTACTTCCCCAATTTGTACTTGCGTCAAGTAAAGAAGAAACTGATTGATTATCTAAACCATAAAAAGATTGAACTGATATTAAACTAGCACCATCTTTATAATAATTAGTATCTGAACTATTTACTGTTCTAACTGTGCCATCTGTTAATGAACCTGACCAAGTTACTAGTTTATCATTAATATAAATTTCTTCTATTGATTCAATTCCGTTACCACCACCTTCACAAAGCACTCCTGCCATATAAAGATATTGGTTATCTGTTCCTGATGATTCTACAAATACTCTTGATATACCTATTTGTCTTTTTCCGTAGATAATTGGTATTGCAGTATTGTTAGATGCTTTATTAACTAAGATACCTTGTGCTTGTTGTTGCTCAGGTACATTGGGTTTTTTAGGTTTGGGTGCGAGTACCCAAGATATAGCTGTAGTTACAACTAATTGTATGACTGCTGTTGTGATTGGATCAAAACCCATTAGATATGAAACTCCCTTTTAAATTTCATAGATCGTCTGTAGATAGTTGAGTCATCAGCTATCCTTAACCATTTTAAAGGTTGATCTACTTCTAGTAAATTTCTAAAGTATTGTTTAGTCCAAGACATAATCTCTCTTAAATTACTTTTAGCAACTGTTTCAATATGCCAAATATTGTTTCCTGATTTCCATTCGTTAGCTTTTAGTTTCCCAGTTGTCATAAATCTTTTTTCTACTTCATCACTTAAATATGCCCAATTAGTAAAACCCACAACTTCTCCATTAACTTGGTGCAGTTGATATTGTTCTAAATTAAAAGAAGGCAATATTGCATTTACTAAATCTTGGTATTTCATTTTATCGTATCTTGGGAACTGCCTATACAGATGTATAATTTTATATAAATCATTTATGCCTTCCCCCATTTAATATCCTTTGCTGTTTGTGAAGCATAATCAAATCCAACATCAGTTGGGAAATGTAATGCTTGAGAGTTTGTATTAGTTTTTCTTCCTTTAACTTTATCAAAATCTGCCCAATGCGAAGCAATAGAAATACTTACTACTGAATTTGTATCATCTTCTTCAATACTTAGGTTTTCAATTCTTCCATCAAATAAAAGAAATGGATAATTAACTAGTGCTTGGTTCTCATCTAAGAAACCTCTATATACCCATGCTCTCTTATCCATGTAATCATTGTTTAAAAATAATGAGATAATAGTTTGATCTGCACCACCAAATTTTACTACTAAGTTACTTACTGATACTTCAGAAGATTCTGCTGATTCTGAACTACCTAAAAATAAAGATGAAGTGTTATAAGTGTTTCCATCAAATGTAATATTCTTATAGTGATCTGTATAATAACTTCCTGAACTTACTCCTAGATAAACAAGTTCTACTGGATTAAGTTTATTAGTTGCTAATTCTGTTATTAAAGAAGCATTGAGTGATCTAGGCATTACAATACCTCTATAAGATCAACTTCGTATTGAAAATAGTTTTCTGTGCCTACTTTAAATTCTTGAACATCATTTGTAAGACCAACAGTAAAATCTACACTAGAATAAATAAGTATTGCGTTATCTGCAACACCAGTTCTTAATGGTGGTTCAAATGTTAATGTACCTTGACCAGAACCATTAGAAGATACATCTGCAACGCACATATAAACTTTGTTTTGTCCTGTAAATCTAAAAAAATCTCCTGCTTTAAATATTCCTGATGTACTATTTGCCATTCCATCTATTGCAACTGAAGTAACTCCTGCACTAATAGCACCATTAACTCTAATAACTCCTGAAGCAACTCCATTTGATGAAGCCATTGTAGCTGGTGTATATTGGAATGATTCTAATTGCGATCTTTGTTTCATTATGAAAGCTAGAATAGGTGCAAATTCTGATCTAGTCATAATTGGAAATGATAATGTTAGTTTAAATCTTTGTCCGTCAATTTGTCTTGCTTGTCGTTTGCCAGATACAGTTGTTGAAACAATAGTATTTTGTTGTGAACTTATTGAAACTGCACTTGTTGTAGGTGTTGAAGGAAATGTACCACTCATTATACTAAACTAGATTTTCCTTTCGCATTTAAAGCTTGGTTCATAATATTTACAATAGTTGATCTATTATTTAATAGCAATTCTTTTACTCCTCTTATGTCATTAGCAACAATAGTAAAATTATAATTATTAGCACCCATTCCTAAATCTTGATTTGGAATAATAGTCCCATCTGTTTTAGGAACAAATAATTCTCTACCACGTTCTCCTACTGTGATTGGCATACCACCTTTAACAGCACCACCTTCAGCAAAAGAACCCATTACTCCTGTTATGTCTCCACCACCAAATAAACTTCCTATAGCAGAAAATATACTTCCACCACCACCACTTCCCATTGAATTATAAAATGCTATTGCTTTTGTAATTGCTAATTTAGATAACAAAATTCCTATTTCTTTTATTTGTGCAGATATTACTTCAATTAGAATAGTTTGTGCGACACCCTTTAAACTTGATTGTAATGATTTACCTAAAACGATTGATTCAGCTATACCTCTTGAAAAATCTCCTATTGCCTTAACCATTCCTTCAGCAATATTGTCTGTTAAAGTTTTAGATGTAGAAACTAATATTCCAAATTTTTTTGCTAGTTCATCTAAAAATGTAAGTTCTTGTTTTTTAGTTTCTGGTGGTGTTATTCCATATTCTTGATTTACATTTGGATTTGCTACAACTGGTACTTCTAATGGTACTCCAGTTATAAGCGATTTAAATTCTTTATATTTTTTAAGACCAATATCTAATACGTTATTAAATTTATTCCAAGAACCAACTACATAAGTCTGTATTGTATCTCCTAATCCTGTAAATAAATCTGTTACTGGTTTTAATAAATCTTTTAATTCATTAAATAAATCAATAGCAAATTGTAATGTTTTGTTTGCACCATCTAAGAAAATGTTTAATCCTTGAATAGATACATTAAGAAGTTCTCCAATAAAAATTGCTAATGGTCTTGCTGTTTCTAATATTTTTCCTAGATTATTAAATAGTGCTACTAAAGACTTTTGAAATTCAGTACCAATAATTGCTTCAAAATCTAAAAACTTTTTATTTAATATTGATTGTGCAATAGATAAATCATTAATTTTATTTGCTGTTGTTCCACCATATAGATCAGCAAATGATTGAGTTAATGTATCTAAGATTAAAGTAGCATTTTTAGAATTGGAAGCAAAGTTAGCTATTTGTTCTCTAACTAAACCTAATTTTTTTTCTAATATTGTAAATACAGGAATACCACTAGCAGCTAATTGATTTAGAGATTGTAAGTTTAATCCACCTTCTGTTGATTTTGCAAATAATCTTGTTAAATCTGCTAAAGTTTCTAATGGTCTAGAAGTTCTATTAGCTGTGTCAATAAATGTAGATAGTAGTTTCTCAGTTGGATTAATTCCTGAGTTATATAGTGTTATAAAAGAATCTGATAATTGGTTAATATCAAACTGACTTCTTTTAGATAAATCATTTAATAATCTAAAAGCTTCTGAACCAGAATTTGTTGAACCAGTTAATGTAGATAGTGTTGTTTTTAAATCTTGAAATTTTGATGTTGTATCAACTATGCTTTTTAATGTTACACCACCAATATAAGCTGTAACAGCAATAATAGCATTTTTAAATGTTAAGAATGAATTAGCTAAACTATTTGTAGAACCACCTAAATTATTAACTTCTTTTTTGACGTTGCTTAAAGCTTTTGACGCATTATCTATTGCATCAATTCTTATGTTTAGTTGCTGATCTGCCATGTTCTAGTTTCTCTTTATCTGCCTTCACTTTAAAGTAAGCTATCCAATAATGAAATTCGTCTTGGCTCATCAAGAGAACTTCTTCCATACTTTTTTTTAATTCATGACCCAGAGCAAGTATGGTATATAACTCAAGATCAAATCTTACTTTTTTTCAGCTTCCTCGTAAGAAACACCATTCAACATTTCTGTTGATACTCTAGCTATAACATTTGCATCAGCATTATTCAATAATGTTAGCTTATCATCTAGCTTAAATATTTTATTTCCTTCTGAGTCTTTTGCCTTTAAAACGATTGCATCTACTAATACTCCTAGATCATCATTCTTTGCACCTTTAAACAGGTTTCTTTTTTCACCAAGTGTAAATGGTGAACAATATATTATTAAAGGTTTGCCTTCCTCACCCCATTCAGCGACCTCAATCTTTTTTATACCAAGACTTTCAAACTGTGCCTTCACTCTATCTATTACGTTCATTTTTCTTCCTTTATTTAATTAATTATACTGCTGTACTAAAGCTTAATGCACCAGTTCCTGTAAAGCTAATAGAAGATTCTACTAGACCATCAAAAGATGCTGATACTGATTTAGCTGTTACTATTGCTGAACCTGTGTAATATTTATCACCTGCTGTAGCACCTTCTGGGTAAACTTTAATTACTATTTCAGTTCCTAAAACTAATGCTAATTGACCAGCATCTACTTCGTCCCAAAATAAAGTTGCAGTACCAGACCAGCTAGTTAATCCAGCTTTGTATGTTCTTGCAGTTGTTCCCATATTTGTTGATTCAATAGTATCTCCAGTTGTTTCTAAACTGAATGATCTAAGTTCTCCAACAGTATCAGAACCTACTTTTATAAGTCCTTCTGAACCTGTGTGTACGTTTCCTGCCATTATGTTCTCCTTGTTTTGTTGTTGTTAAGGTGTACCAGAAGTAAATTGATACAAAACTCGTACCACTATTCTAATACCACCAATCGGAAATAAAACACCTTCATCAGTAGATACTTCTACGACTTGGGTATTTTTAGCATATCCACCTCTCGTTCTATCATTATTTAATGTAGTTTCAATAGTGGTTATGAGTTCGTTACGTTTGGTGTCAATATTACTTGTAGTTCCTTTGACATAACCAACTATAACAAAATCTGCTGTTGCTTGTCTTGTGATTGTAGAAGATGACATTGTTTCATCTGATCTAGTTTCATTACCTGACTGAATAAAAATTGCTGGGTATTGTTGTTCTGATAATTGATCTACGTCAAATGGTTCTCTTGTAATTTTCTTTAAAGTAATAGGTGATGTTACTGCTGTTAAAACAGTAATTATATTTGATGCTATATCTTCTCGTTTGCTCATTATATTTTAGATAAGTTATTATATTCTTTCATAAATACATTTATAATAGGTTGTTGCTCTCTATCTCCTATTGCAAAGAATTTACGTTTAGTTTGATTTCCTAATGCTTTAATATTTTGGAATTTGTTTGCAAAATAGATAATAGCATAATTAGGATTTGATTTTTGAGTAATATTTGAAAGCATTTGACCAGAAAAATTAAGATCAGGATTTGATGTTTGTCTTCCAGCTTTTTTTCTAATGAAAGCATATTCAGCAGTATATTTAGGAAATGAGTTACCATCTGCACTTGTTCCTCTTGCAGTTCTTTGTTTAATTAAGAACATTAAGAACTCAGCAGTTCTTCCTAAAGCAGTCTTAATAATATTTGGTTGTTCTCTTATTTGTTTTTCAAAATTATTAGCAACTTCTAATGAATTATCTTTAACAGTAATCATCTGATAAGTTGTAGTCTATGATAAGGTGCTTTTTCTGCATCTTTAATTGTAGCAGAACCATCAGCATCATATTCAACACCATCTTTTAAAATTGAATCTAATTCATCTGCATATAATTGTTGATAGTGTTTCATCATTACTTGAAATCTATCTGGGTTATCATTTGAATTATATTTTGTAAGTTGTGGACAAGCATAGAAACCAATTACTTTATAAACAGATAATCTTTTAAATTGTGAATTAGTTAATTTAGTTCCGTCCATTTCAGTTGTGTTAAGTAAAGATATATCTCTATAAGTTTGTTTGACATAAACTGGATACCATTTAATTCTTAAATCTCTTTCAATGTCTGATCTTGCTTGAGCATGATAATCATTTGGTGATGTGAATGATGCTATACCAAATCCTAAAATATCTGGTTGGTAGAATGTTAAATCTGATTCTGATGAAAAGTTTGCCATTTGTTAATCCTTTATAATATATTTTCTTCTTATTTTTCTTGGAGTTACTTTAGCAAATATTTCTGCTTCAGTCATTCCTAGTTCTTTGTCAAATCCTTGATGTGCTTTTGATGAATGTTTAAATCTATCTACTAACACATAGCGATAAACATAATCCTTAGTCTTTAAATGTAATACTATCTTTGGACTGTCTATCTGTTTCATTGTAATTGGTGAGGGATTTTACTCCCCCACCAAAATAGCATTAATTAAAATGCACAATCAGTTGTTACAGCAACTCCGTAGTTTTCTTTAACTACAGCTTTTCCGTAAACGATTGAAGCAACGATTTCTGTTGCTCTCATAGAAGCATCTCGTTGTGTTTCAACTTTGAAATCTTCTTTCATAGCTAAACCAATAGAGATTGGAGAGAATACTCCACCTACTGAATCGTCAGAAGCATCAATAGTAAAGTTAGCATCTTCAAATACATCAATACCAGCTATTCTGCCGATATATCCATTTGTTAATGCTTCGTTTCCTACGTTAGACATTGCGTAAGCAGATGTTCCGTAACCAGCTTGTGTAAGAGTTTTCTTTAAATTGAAAACTGCTTTTGGGTGAAACACAGCATAGTAAGGTGCAGGTACATTTAATGATCTTAACTGTGCTTGTGCTTTGAAAAGCAAGTCAGCAGTTAATTCAGTACCAGCAGCACCAGCAGTATTAGTAGTGAAGCTAGAAAATAGTCCGATTAAATCAGTATCTACTTTTTTAGCAATTGCTTCTCCGAATAGTCTTCCAATATCAGCACCAACATTTCTAGAAGCTGAACTAGCACCTAAATCTGTAAGAGTTGTCATAACACCAACTTCAGAAGCTGTAATAGTAGCTGAAGTAGGGTTT